GCCTGCCAATAGATTTTCTCGTGAGCCGGAGCCTGATTCAAATTATGAATCAGGACGGCGATCAGTTTCCCGAGTCGGCCGTGACGTTGTCCGGCGAATAGTTCTCGCCAGACTGCGCGAACTTGAAGACTTCGTCCCACAGGTCCGGCAGCATTGTGAAGAGCTTGACACCGTCTTCCGGTGCGTAGTCCAGCGCTTCCTTGGTGTCGGCGCGGCGGATGCCCTTGAGCACCGTTTCCGCGTAGCTTTCCTTCAGCATGTCCTGCGCGACGCCCTTGATGGCGTTCACGTTGCCGCGGTCGATGGCCCACTGGTACGGGCGCATCTTCTCTTCCATGACCTTCGCGAACGCCGTGTTGTCGCGGTGCGCGCGAGCGATCAAGTATTCGAAGCGGCCGTAACGCATCCAGACGCCGCCGTTCTCCTTCGTCGCGTCCTTCGCAAAGTCCGCGACAATCTCAGCGAATTTATCAGTCATAGTCCCCCCGTTTACACGCTCACTTAACTTCGTCCCAATAGAACGATGCCTTCATGTCCCTGCGGACGAAGGCCCCGTCCTTCTGCGAATCGGTGATGGCCGCCTTGGTGAAGACGACACTGCCGTCCGGCGAGCGCTTGCCTTCATACGCCGCCTGTGCGACCTGCGCAAGCTGACGGGCCAGCGTGAAGGCCGAGCCGTATGAGCCCGGCGCGAACACCTGCACCCATACGATGCCGACCCGGCGATAGCGCGCGGTCTTGTCCGACGAAGTCAGCGAAGTCTTGCCTGCGTCCGCGTGGCGCACGATGACCCGCGCCCACGGCTTGTTGCTGTCACGCGGGTGCGGCTTCAGGTCCGGTTCGGTCAACTCATACACGAGCGTGACCGGCACGGCGCTGTTGAGCGCAGGCGTGTCCGCATCCCACTTCACCTTGAGCGCGGCGAGGATGGCGTCTTCCGCGGCGTTATATGAGTCGTAATAGGCCATGGTCAAAACTCCGCGCTGCCTTCCGGCACCTCAAGGCCCCACGCATGCAGTGAGCACTTGAAGGCGATGGGTGTGCCGTCCGGGTCGATGCGCTCCACCTCGCTGACGCTGTACACCGGGTCGGTCTGGTCACCGATGGTGCCCGTGATCTGAACGCGATGCTTGCGCGCGATGGGCTCCGTGCCCACGTCGCCGGGCATGATGATGGTGCATTGCGACTGGTCCGCGACCGGCGCACCAAGGCGCACGGCGAGCTTCGCCGGAATGTAGATGCCGATGAAAGGATACGAGGTGATGGTGCCGTCACCGACGCGCCACGGCTTGGACGGGTCGGTCGGCGTCGCCTGCACCGGCACGAGCAGAGTCATGCCAAGCTGGCGGCCGAACTTTTTGATGAGCCCGATGGCCGTGCTGCGAATTGGCCCGTAGTCGAATACGTCGGACATTACCTCACCGATAAACCGAGCGGCCAAGCTCAATGAGCCCGGCAGCGGACAGCTTCATGTCGGCCGCGGGAAACGCGGGCATCTGGAATTGGCCGGTGCCTTGCGACGGCGCGTAGACTATCTCTTCGCTGATAACGTCCACCGTCGTCTTGTGCGAGGCGATCATCCGGCCGCCGACCGGCGCGGGCGCGTCCTGAAACAGCGGCTGCGAAAGAGCGCGGAGCGCGTATTCCGCGGTCGCGTCCTTGACCGCCTGCGGAATGCCGGTGATGGGGTTGCCGCTGGCATCGCTCAACTGGACCATGGCTGACGGTCCGCTGAAGCTAACGTCCGGCCCAAGGAAGTTAATGTCCCACCACGGTAGGAAGATTTGCGCACCAGCCTGCCGCGGCCACTGCGTGGTCTGGCCGGTGGCGAGCTTGACGCCGATGAAGCGGAATCGCGTGTCGAGATAGTCCGTGGCCTTGATGATGGCCGCGGTGACCTTGGCGTCGTCGGTGGTGTACACGTTCGCGCGAGCGTCGTGATACGCCTTGAACGCGGTCAGGTCGATGTAGGCATTCGCGCCTGCAATCGTGCCCGTGTCATCTTGGACGACCAGCGCCATCGTTCAACCCCACCTCTTCACGCTCGCGCCGACGTGCGCGACGTTGTTCTTCCCGTTCCTGAAAACGGCGGCGGTTGTCTTCGTCGCCGCCGTCTTCGTAGTCGTCGCGGTTATGCCGCCGATCCTTGCCCACGGTGAATCCATCCTGCGTAGTTCTTGATGCCTTCGGGCGAGCGCGGATGCGGCGCTTCGAACACCTCACCCGGCTTGACGATGACCTTGCTGCGGCGCGCACCTGCGGCCAGCGCTTGGTCCAGCGGGCTGGCGTAGGCTTTCACCCCGGCCGCGCCCATGACGGCGTTGATCTTGCCCTGTGCCTCCGCTTGCGCCTTCAGGCGGTCCTGCGTCTGCTTCTGGATGCGCTTGACCATGTCGGCATCGCTGATTTGCGCGGTCGTCTCTTCGATCTGCACGTCGATGGCGATGACGGCGTTCTTGGCTGCCTCAAGCTTGGCATCCAGTTCGGCCTTCTGGCGCTCAAGGTCATCGACCGCGGGCTGAAGCTGCGCCTTGGCAGCCTTCAGTTCGTCGGCGTGACGCAACGCCAATTCGGTTTGGCTAAGCTCACCGATGACTTCCTGCTTGTCGGCGTCCGGGTCCGGCAGGTCGCCGGGCATGGTCTTCGCCGCCACCGGGGGCTGGACCGTCTCAGTGGCCGCCGCCTTGGTGCCGCCGTCCGTGGCCTTGCCCTTGGGCTTGTCCGCCGCCGGGTCCGGCGCGAGCGCCTTGACCACGTCGGCATTGGTGACCTTGTCGTTCTGCATGACCCGCTGAACGGCCGCCAATACCGGCAGGCCGTTGCTCGCGTCCCACTGCTCCGGGTCGTTCCGGTCCAGCAGTTCGACGGCGGTCAGAATATCCTTCTTCTCAACGCTCATTAGTGCTCCCCCTCAGTGCCCCACCTTGCCATCCACCATAGCCGAGCCGCGCCCGGCGGACAAGGCTTGCGCCTCATCGCGCCGGGCAGGCGACGGAGTAGGAGGGCTAAACCCCGCCGCCTTTTCCTGCTCAGCCGGATAGGTTGTCAGAATGCAACGCGTGATGGTCACGCCCGTAAAGCCTTCCGGCATAGCCTTGTCCCTTATTGCAGAGTCAGCTTGACGGTCATCTTCACCGCGACGCCGACGCCCTTGGCTTTGAATTGTGCTGCGCCCGCATTCTCGCGCTCGCGTCGCCGCTTGCGCGCGTGATAGAAGGCGTTCTGTTGGGAAGTCGTCAGGTTCGGTCCTGACGACTTCAATGACCGAAGGTCCATGTGACCCTCCCTTAGTAAGAGAGTGTCAGATTCCCCGTGAGAATCTTGACCACGAGTCCGTTGCTGATGGCCGTGGACGTGATGGACTTCTTGGTGATCTGGTGGCTGCCAGCATAGGTCGCGTTGTCCGCCAGCACCACGAATGTCACCGTGGCCGCGCCGGTCGCAGTGCCGAACGAAATGTCGGCGCTGTTGCTCATGGCGCGCGTCGCGACGGCACCGAAGGTGACCGCCTGCGTGGTCAGACCGACAGTGCCAGTGACCTGCGTGCCCGCCGAATCCGGGTCGCCGTTCCACAGCGACACGAAGACGCCCGTGGGCGCGGTCGGCATGGCGGTGCCCTTGATCCAGTTGAGCAGCGCGTCACCGACGTAGGTTGAAGTATCACTCATAGTGCAGTCCCCCTTCTTGGCCTCACTTCATCCCCTGAAGTGGAAGCTGGCGCGCGAGCGCCAGCCTCAAGTTAACCTGCGACAGTCGGCAGGTAGTCCCAAAAGACCCAAAGCATGGTGTAGTCCAAGTTCGGGTCGATGATCTTGGCAGTCGCCGCGTCGCTGGCGAGCGGCAGCATCACCGGCTCATTCAGCTTCACGTCCGCGACGGCCTTGCTGAGCACCAGCAAGGGCAGGTCGATGGACACACCCTTGTTGAACTTCACAAGGTGCGTTTCCAGCGTGACGCTGTCATTGTCCTTGACGGCCTGCATGCCCGCCACGTCGGTGAAGTAGGCAGTGACGGTCGCGCCGACTTGGAAGAAGCCCGGCGTGGTGTCGAATGCGCCAAGCACCGACACGGCCTTGTTCTGCTTGAGGTTGTTCTTCACGTCCATGCTCAGGTCCGTGAAGTAACCGAACAGCGGAGTCGGCGCAGCGTCGTTGGCGGTCACGACGGCGAGCTTGGTGAAGCTCACGTCGCTGGTCGTGTTGAACGCGTCGGCGTCCGCGAGCGCCGGGCGCGTGCCGGGCTTCAGCCCCTGCACACCGGTCCGAAGCTCATTGGTGTTGCTCAGGAAGGTCATGCCGAGCGTAACAATGTCGGCCGTCTTCATGTCCACCTTCAGTTCGTTCGCGAGCGAGCGCACGAGATATTCGCCCTGCACCTGAGTCGGCTGCGCATCATCGGGCGCGCCCATGCTGCGTTCGATCTGGATGCCGCGCTTGATGATCTTGGTCACGTCCGACTCGTTCTTCAGCACGCGGCCGAAGTAGAGTCGCACGGTCTTGCCCGTGCCCGCATCGGCCACCATCGTGCCCTGCGTCTTGTCCAGCGTGATGGCGCTGGCCGTGACGGAGCGCACGCGAGCGAAGCCGTTGTTGGCCGCCGTGGCGAAGGAATTGCCTGCCGCGTCGTCACCGACGTAGACGAACTCACCGGGAATGATGCCGAACGAATCGAGCCCGCGAGCGCCCGTGCCACCGGCCAGCGTCGCCGCACCCCAAGAGAGGTTGACCGACGTTTCGGTGGTGTCGATGGCGTTGCCGACCGTGCCCGCCGCCTTGGCGGTCGCGACCAGCGTGGTGCCGGTCGGATGGGTCGCCGTGACACGCGCATTGGCGGTGGTGGCCGCCGCATAGTCCGTGCCCGCGACGCCGCCCGTGCCGTTGATGGCGTGCATGAGATTGGTGAGCGACTCGTCATCGGTCGCGCCGATGAGCACGTGCCCATCGACGTTGGTCAGCGCCGTCTGGAAGGTGTAGACCTTGCCGCCGATGGTGACCGTGTCAGTGTCCGCCGGGTTGCCAGTGGCCGTCAGCGTGCCGCTCGCCGCGACAGGCGCGGTGATGGCGAGCTTCGGGTAAGCGCCGGACACGTCCACACTCAGGTCGCCGGAGCCGAACTGGAAGCCAACGCGGCTGATGACGCCAGCATCGCCCGCCGCGGTCGTCAGACCGGTGTCAGTGACCGGCACGTTCGAAGCCGTGGGCAGGCCGGTGACGACCTTCAGGCCGTCGTTCAGCGGGTCGGTGAACTTCTTCGCGAAGAGCAGGTCGCCGGTATAGTAGCCGTCGCCGCCCGACGCGGGCTGGTAGGCGTTGCCCGTGCCGTCCACAGTGGCGACCGTGACTTCGCTCTTGGTGCGGAGCGCCGCATAAAGGAAGCACTGCGCCACGTCTTGGAAGTTGTCTGCGGTCAAGTCCTGAACGAAGCCTGCGCCCGCGTTCAGGTCAACCACGACGCCCTTCTTCAACTGGCGCGAAGAGTTGATGGGCATGCGCGCCTTGGTGACCACATCGCCGCCGAACGCCGTATAGCTGTTCGGCTCAAGGGGATACCACGTGACGCTGCCATCCACGACGCCCGGCGCGGTTTCCACCGCGTAGGCGAGGTTGGTGAAATTCGAGTCCTGCTTTTTGACAAGAGCCATGTTCGTCGTCCCCCTTACTTCAGCGCGTCAATGTCAGACGCCGCCGCAACGGTGCGCGGCTTGTTGCCCTGCTTGAGCAGGTCGAAGATGGCCGCGGCGGTGGTGCCACGCGCCGCCGTCTGCGTGCCCGTGCCAGCCGTCGTGGTCTGGATGAAGTCGCCGGACTCGATCTTGTGCTGCGACGTTGCGAACGCGACCGTGTTGGCGTCCACAACATGCACCCACAGTTCGCCGGTCGGCGTGCCGGTCGGCAGCGCGCCGCCCGAATTGGTGATAAACACCGGACCCTCGCCATCATGGAAGGCATGGCCCGTAGCCGTCCACAGCGGCCCGTCCAGATGCGGATTGGTCGGCAGGGTGATGTTGGCCGACGACTTCGCCAGCGCCACCTGCTTGCCCTTGATGAGCGCGGTGAGTGCCGTGAGCAGAAGCCCGGTCGAATTGGCCGCCGTGACCTGCGTGTGCGCGACGGTGCCCGTCCCATAGGTCGTGCCCGCGCCCGCGCCCGCGGTGATCGCGGCCACGAGATTGTCGATGGTGTTGGTCGCCGCTGCCCCAATGAGCACGTCGTTCGGGTTGACCAGCGCCGACACGAACTTGTAGGTGACCGCGCCGATGGTCAGCGTGTCGTTCGCGGCCGGGTTGGCGCTGAAGACGACGGTGGCCTGCGCCTTGTCGTTGGTGGCGTTGTGCGGCGCGACGGTCTGGCCGGTCGCGCTGGCGGCAAGGCGCGAAGCCTGCGCAGTGACGAACGCGAGGATGCCGTGCCGGTTGTGGCGCACGCGCTTGAAAAGGCGATGGCGGAAATACTTGGAATGCGGCGTGGCGGTCATGACGTGATCCTCCCCCGGTTAGGTTATTGGCCGTCGATGCGGCGGGTTGGGTGGTTATGTCGGCCGGGGCTTGAGGCCCCGGCCGTAGTTCTCAGGCGCGAGCCGATTAGGCTTCGCGGGTGATGAGGCGCGCAATCTTGATCTGCTTGCGCTCCGGGTAGACGCGCTGCCACGAAGCAGCCGCGGCCAGCATGTTCGCACCCGACGTGTTGTCCGGGCCGCCGTTGTTCGGCGTACCGGCGTACTTGTGGCCGACCGGATGGACGGTCCACTCCACGCGGTTGTACAGGGTGGACTGACCGCCGCCGTTGCCCGCGAACGGGTGACGGAACGTCTCAGTCGGCACGATGGGGCTGCCGACGCCAAGGCGCACCGCGCCCGCGCCGAAAATCCACGTGTCGTAGACACCGGCCGCATTGGGCATGCCGTCATCCACGATGACCTGCTTGCCCTGATAGACCGGAATCATCACCTCGCCCCGCGCGTCGGGAATGAAGTCGATGAGGTTGTTCTTCTGCATCCGGCCGTACACGACCGAATGGACCATCATGAGCGACAAGTCCTGCATGCTGTCACCGATGGTCAGCACGGCGTCGAGGAACGCAGCCGCGTTGAAGTCGGTGACACCGGCCGTGTAGGACACGCCCGAAATGTCGTTCGTCAGGTCGTTCTGCACAGCACCGCCGCCGGGCGCACCCGAAGCGTTGTTGGCGAACACGCCCTTCATGGTCGCGATGAACGCGGCCTGAAGACGACGGGTCCAGTAGTAGCCGACGCGCGCCGCGATGGACGCAGCCGGGTCTTCGCCGGACAGCGCCGAAGTCAAGTCGGCTTCCGACCAAGACTGGTTACGCGACAGGCGCACGGCGATTTCATTGCCGGTGCCGGTCTTCTTCGGCGTCGAGTCCGAAGTGCCCTGCTCCGCGTCGCTGGACACGTTGTCGGCGTCGTTCGCCAAGTCCTTCCACGACGGGATATTGAACGTCAGACCGCCGCCTGCAAGCAGCGTGTCGATGGCCGAGTCACGAACCAGCGCGCCGGACTGGATGAGGCGCGACTTCTCTTCCGTGATCTGCTGGACGTAGGGGTTGAAAATCTGCGGGACAACAACGTCCGCAATCTGCACGAGTGCCATTGGTGTGATCCTCCACTACCGGGTTTCCACGTTGGGTCTTTTTGAAGCTGCCCCGGAGCGCCGCCGCACCATGTCGGCTCAAGCATCCGTCTCGCTTCACGTGGTCGCCGGTAGGTGTCACACCATCGGTAGAACGCCTCACGCGTTCATTTAAGACGTGATGGGAATTTACTGTGTGTTAGGGATTCCCGTCAACCCCCCACGCCCGCCGGTTTGCCGCCGGGGCTAAATGCTCACGGGGCCTACGCAAATTCGGACCCGTGTAAACCGGGTCAGCGCGGGTCGTAGGTGCCGAAGACCCTGTCCCACGCGGTGGTGACCACGCCGAAGTTGGCCTCCACGCCGCGGTGGTGGATGGCGTGCGCTCGCGCGAGCCGGGCCATGTGGCCGGAGCGCGCCTTTCTGCCATGGTGGATTCGGTCGTGAACGGCGATGTAGGCGAAATAGCCGACTTCCAGCCCAAGGAAAGCTCCTGCCCCGATGGACCAGCCGAGCACACCGATGGAAGCCACACCGAGCCCGGCCTGTATCGCCATCGTCATCCACCACGGCGCGGCGTCGAAGCCGCGCGGGCGAATGTGGTGCAGGTCGTGCGCTCGCCGGAAGACATGGTGGAAGAGCGCCCGGTGCGTCCAGTATTCCACGAACGTCCACAGCACGAGCCCGGCGACGAAGGCCGCGATGAGCGCGGGCCGGTCGCTGCCGAACGGGATGCTCAGCAGCGCGAGTGTGAGCACGATGACCGGTGTGACCATGAAGTCGGCGTAGTATGAGCCGTGCGATTGCTGCCAATCGTGCATGATGAGCCTCCCCCGAAACGAAACGGCCCCGAGTGTATCGGGGCCGTTTACACGTTGTCCAGTGCGCAGCCGCCCGCTCACTTCGGCGGGGTCGTCGCACCCACCTTGGAGCCTGCCTGAGCCGCGAATCGTTCCGCCTTGCTGGCGTCTTCGCGAATCATCTGACCCTGCTTGGTGATGTTCCAGCCTTCCTTGGTCCACGGGTTGTCCCCGCTGACGTAGCCGCCGCGACCGTCGCTGCCGCCCGCGCCTGCACCCTTGGCCACCGGCCACCAGTGCGCCGCATCCTGCTTGCGCTCTTCGATCCACTCTTCCGGCGTCTTGCCGTCCTTGGTGACGACCTTGCCGTCCTGCACTTCGAAGGTCGTGTGGGCGCGCATGAGCGCGTCCGTGACCGCCGTGTCGAGCAGCTTGTTCTTGACGGCGACGCTGCGAACGGCGTCGTCAATGGTGCGAAGCGTGTCGGACTGCTTGAGCTTGGAGTTCTCTTCGACCACCTGCTGGTGAGTCGTCTGAAGGGTCGTGAAGTCCTTCGTGATCTTGTCGGTGGCAGCCTTGACGCGGTTGCCGAGCACGGCTTCGACACGGTCGTTGACGATCTTTTCGAAGTTCTTCGTCAACTCCGGCGTTCCGGCAGCTTCCAGCGTGGCGAGCTTGTCGGCCAGTTCGGTGATCTGCTCCGGCGTCTTGTCGCCGAAGGCTTCCAGCTTGGTGTTGGCCTCCTTCAGCTTCGTGGTCGTCTCGTTGTGCTGCGCCCGCTCATTCTGAAGTGCACGCTGCACCGCCTCCACGTCCGCCTGCGTCTTCATGCCTTCGACCTGAAGGACGAACTTGTCCCCCTTCTGCACGTACTCGCCGCGCAGGGCCTCCGGTACTTCGTCCAGTTTTGCGATGATGGCCTTGAGTGCCATTAAGGATACCCCCTCTTCGGACGCTTTCGTCACGACGGCCACCCCCCGTGGCCGCGCCCCTGCTTCACGCAGGCGCATCGCGTCAAGCCCGGATTATTAACCGACTTCGTTAACGGCCACAAGGGTGGCTCAGGCGGTGGTCAGGACGACGGTCATGTCCACCGCGAGCGCCGCCGGGCGCGGCGCGACCGGGCCGCTGAGCAGCACGGCGAAGCTGAGCCCAAGGGCAGGGGCTGACGCAGCGACCGGCTGGACCTGTGCCGGTGGCCGGTAGCGCCACGGCTGAAGGCGCGAGTCCCACCCATTCAAGTCGGATGCCACGGTCAGTGCCAGCTTGAATTGGTGTAGTCGTTGAGGCCGCCCGTGAACGACGCATGCGTCACGCAAGCCGAGCCGCCCTGCGCGCCGATCATGTACACGCCCGAATTGGTCAGGCCAACGGACATGGCGTTGCGAGCATTGGGCAGGGCAGTGATGGCCGACCACGAGCCGATGACACCAGACGTGATGGGCGCACTGTAGGCCGTGGCGACGGCAGCGAAGCCAGAGCCAAGCCCGCCGAAGAAGAACGCACGATTTGCCGTGCAGAATCCGGCGGCGAAGAATGCCTCGCGCGGGGCGGTGGCTCCGGTCGTGGTCCATGCGCCGAGCGTGCCGTCGCTGTTCTTGGTCGCGTACATCGCCGTGGTCGTGATGGTGCCGTTGTAGCCGGTGATGATGTAGACGCGCGAGCCTGTGTCATAAAGAACGGAGTCAGTCAGCGCACCCGGCAACGAAGTCGTAGAGGCCCACGCACCTAGCGTCCCATCATCGTTGATGAGTGCCCGTTCACAAGTCGCGATGGAGGACGACGTGCCACCGTGCAGGCCGCCGAACACGTAAATGTAGGGATGATTGATGAGCAGCGAATGACCGCCACGCGAGGTGATGAGCGACGGTTCAGCCACCCACGTGCCGAGCGTGCCGTCAGCATTGATAGGGCAGCTATAGCAGTTGGCCGTAAAGGCGTCCGTACCGTTGTTGATCTGTCCGCCAACCAAGATCAACCGGTTCTTGGTCATGGCAAGTTTAGCACGCGAGGTGGCGACCGGAATCGTGCCAGCCGCGGCCCACGCGCCGAGTGTGCCGTCAGCATTGATGGGCGCGGCGTAAATTGTATTGGTCCACGTCGGCGTACCGTTATTGCCGCCGATTTGATAAATATAGTTCTTGGTCACCGCGACGGCCACGGCCTGCACTGGCGTGGCCGGGCTGGCGTCCGTGCCGAGTGCATTAAAGGTCAAGGTCGTCGCCGTGTTGGTGTTGATGGCTTGCTGCTGTTCCCACGGCCGCGCATTGTCAAAGTGAGTTGCCGCCGCTGCGTAGAGCGACACCGCCGTGCCGAAGCCGAGCGCCGGGGCCACCGTGCCGAGACTCATTTCGCGGACGACACTGACCGACATGCTCACACCAAGTTGCGGCGCAGCCGCAAGGCTGGTGATGAGCGTGAGCAGCGCCGTGGTGGTGATGCCAAGCGCGGGCGAAGCGGCGAGCGCGACGCCGATAAAGTGCAGGTCCAGCGCGATGCCCATGTCAACACCGAGCGCGGGGCCAACCACGAAGTCCTTCTCAAGCGTCAGTGCCGCGGCCGTGCTGAAGCCCATCTGTTGCACAGCGTTCTTGACAATGTCCAATTCCAACGTGACCGTCGCGAGCGTGGCGAAGCCGAGCGCGGGCGCAGTGTTGGG